TTCCTACGAGAAGCCCACCGCGCGGTAGTGCGTGAACGTCGAGAGGGCGTAGGAGTCCGACAGGTCACCGATGCAGATCGCCTTGTCTACGTCCTTCTCGCGGGCGATCATCGTGGCGAACATCTCGACGTTGTGGAACGGGGCGTGGAGGTCTGGGATAACGAGGATCTTCTGGCGGCCCTTGGCGCGTCCCTGTTTCGGCGGACCTTTGTAACGGTCCCGCATCATACCGACCGTGCGCTGCCACTGACTCCAGGCTTCCTCGAAACTCGCCAACGGTTCACGGACCATCGGATCGACCGGCGCCCGTGTTGGTGCCGGTGTGGCGTGCTTAGCGATGTTGTAGCGCGAGACCAACGTGTTCCGATTCAGGCCGGTGGCTTTCGCGGTCGCCGAGACCCCGCCGTGCTTCTTGACGAGCGCCAGCGTCTCAGCGACCAGTGCGTCCGACATGCGCGGGTTCGCCATCTAGTCGAACCAGCTCTTTCGCTTCTGCGTCACGCTGCGTTGAATCATTTCCCAGTGGGTCAAGTCGCGTTCATCTGCGGGATCCACCAGCACGACAAACCCCATCCGCTGAAAGTCAATCGCATCTTCCAGAGGCATGATGCGCGGGTCTGAACACAACCCGAACGTGGGCGAGAAATACGCCACGAGCGCATGGAGCACGGGGGGGCCGGGTTCGGCCGTCATGCGATCTGGCGCAACACTTTCGGCGCGTCGTAAGCCGGCGGGACACCGGGTCGCATCACATTGGTCACTTTCCAGCCCAAGGCTTCCGCGATGGCGGCATGATGGGGACACATTTGGCGTAGTTTCGTCGCTTCGACAACGAACTGGGCTTGCCGCCAACACGCACGTTTCGAGACACGGCCGTCCCATTTCCCATAGCTACAGTGGGTCACGGGAGTCCACAAACGATGACCGGGAGCCACCAGCCGTTCACCTGCACGGTTACTTGCCGAGCCGGAGACCCGTCACCACAGGTGGTACCAGTCCCGGATGCGTAAAAGGGGCGCGAGCACTCTCCGCACTCGTGCCGGCCGAATTGGTCGCCGTCAACGTCGCCTCGTATGTCCCGCCAAACGGCGTCGAGACCAGCGGACCCGTCCCAGGATCGGTCCAGACGCAGACCTTGCCGACATTCAGGATGTCATCCCATGCGGCCTTGGTCGGATTCGGTCCGACGGTCAGCGTGGCGGGATCGATGTTGCACGTCACATTCGCGGCGAGCAGATCGACGGGCGCCGTCAGCGGTGAGGGCGCACCCTGGTTGTATGTGCGGATGGTCCACTTGGTAATCGTCTGGGCCGAGGCGCTCGAGGCGCACAGAACGATCAGGACAGTCGCGAAGATCACACGGTTCATAAGGCTCCTAGAAGGTGTAGAGTCCCGGCGCGAATGGCGTCAGGACCACTTGGGTCCGTTCTGCGACAGTGTGGTTGTCTTGCCGGCGTTGGACTCCAGCGGTCAACAGCCACGCGACCTGTTCACCGGGTTTCGGTTGATAGCCGCCGAGCGGCGCGGGGACGTAGTAGTACCAGTTCCCAGGCAGTTGTCCGGGCGCCAGCGCCGGCCCGGTCGGGACGTAGTTATCGTTCTGTGCACGACTGATACAGAGGATGGAACCCGTAAAGTACCAGACCCCGCCGATCTGACAGCCGACCCACAGGGTGTATTGCAGATCCCCGCCTTCCGGTCCATTGACGAACGGCCACGCCCCGGCGCCATAGCGTTTCGAGAAGTCAATCGAGGCGTTCTCGCTGGCACTCAAGCCGAGACTGGTGAATTTCGCACCAATGGGCCAGCCGCGCACGTCGGGACTTTCCGCCGTGATCACGGCTTGCGAGAAGTCAATTGCATCACCGGAAGGCTGTGGCGGAGGGATCGGTTCGGGTTCGGGCAGTGTCCCCGCCGTGCCGGTCATCGAAAATACCCCGGTCACCGTGTCATACGTGAACTGCCCGTGACTGATTGGATAGCTCAGAATCATACGTGGTCCGTCGAGAAAATGCGGTGTTTCCGGCGTCGTTCTTCCACCCGCGGGATGCCGATGCTGCCCTTGACCATCCCCGCATCCACGAAGATTTTCGTGTGCGTGTTGATCACTTCCGCGTGGTCATCGATGTCATCGAGGGCCTGATCGTGTTGGTCAATCACCGTCGAAATCGTGGTGTAGAGCTTCTTCAAGCCGAGACTCACCACGGCGAGCATCGTCGTCACCATGACGTCGCCCAGATGAACATTCAGATCCAACATCGGTCAGTCCTTTTGCGCGCCCGTGGCGAGGCCGCGCATCCCTTTCGGGAACCGGGTTTCATTCGCCGTGGGCGATGGCGTGCCGAGTTGGTCAACCAATTCGCGTTGCAGGAGAATGTTCTTCAAGGCCTCCGGGCCAGACATCCCGCGCTTCAGGAGCCCTAGAAATGCGGTGGTTTCGGCGGCGTTCAACTTCGGAGTCTGAGGCGACGTCGGTGCTGGAGGCGTTGACGGCGCCCCTGTCGGCTGACCACCACGACGCGCCGCAATCGCCGCCTCATTCAATGCCTTCTGATCCGGGAGATTCGGATTCCCTCCCGGACGCCCCACCAGCAGCCCGTCTGGCCCCTTCCGAATCACCGGCTCGTCCGGAGTCGCCGGAACCGGAGCGCGTCCTACCGGGCTGGGTGCAGATGCCGCGATCGGTGCTGGCGCGGCTTCAGGAGTCGCTCGCACGGCTGGAGGTGCTGGAGCGGCGGGAGCAGATGCGACTGGTGCGGCGGAAGGAGCGGCCGGAGTCGAAGCCGTAGGCGGACCCATCGCCTTTCGCATCCGCTGCGCGACTTCCACGATCTTTCCCGCTCGCGGCGAGATCGCGCCGATCACGTCAGGTGACACCGCATCACCGAGCGAGGCCGCCCCCGTGACGGCCCCACGCGCCGCCATTCCGGCCGCCTTGCTAATCACAGGCGCCGCGATCCCGAACGCCCGAGGGCCAAGATAGCTCAAGGCGATCCCTAGCCAGAGTTTCGGATCGCTGACTTCTTGGCCCATCACGGTGCCCATTTGTTTGATCGCGGTCACGGGATCGTTAATGACATCCTTCAACGTGACGGCGTTCGGATCGGTGCCCCAGGCGAGACCGGCGATGGGCGGTTGCGCCGCACTCATCCGCGCTTCAGGATGGGCACCAACAGGCGGTGCGCCATAGTTCGGATCACTGGAGACGAGTTGCGGTTCGCTCACTTGTACCACCCCGTCTTCCCATTCACGGTTTTCCACGTCACCGAGACACCGTTGACCGTGCGCGACTCGCCCTCTTTCGGTCCGCTCACCGTCATATCCGGCGTAGGCGCAGCGGCCTGTCCACCCATGCGTGTCGTGATGTGATCGATCGTGGCGCCGTACCCCTGAATCGTCAGGCGCATTTCCTTCCGCATCAGATCCAACGTCTGCGCGAGCGTACCTTTGCTCAGTCCGGCCGAGATCAAGTGCGCTGCGGCATCTCTGGCGCCTTGGCTGGACCCCGCCGCTGATCCCGTGGACCCTTCCATGATCTTCGCGTATTCCGTCGTGAAGGTTTGCAGGGCATTGAAGAGCATTTGGGTATTCGCATCGCCCTGAATGCGCACTCGTCCCGCCAAGAGCGCATCATTGATGATCGGATAATTCGTCCGGCTCACCTTCGCGGACAGCCCATCCACAATGTCCGCTTGCGCGAGCGCCTTCGTCTCAAAGGCTTCCGCCGACGAGGACATCCGTCGCATTTGCGTGAGCGCAGAGGAATCCGCCTTAAACGCCGCCTGCTTCTGAATCGCTTCGACTGGCGTCTGGTTCATCGCCTTCGTCTGTTCAGCCGCGCGATTGATGACCGCTGTTCTCGCCTGCGCACTCCCCATCCCAAGCGCAGGCATCACACCGGTCACGCGGTACTGTGTCGCGGCGTAGTCCGTCGCTTCGTCTGTCAAGCCACCACTCGCGGCGTTCTTCGCTTTCGCTCGTCGCTCATCCAATAGCGACTGCTGTAATGCAGTCGTCAGTTCGTCCTTCGGTGCCTTGGGCGGCGTTCGCGCTTCCGTGACGAGTGCGTCCATCTCCTTCGGATTCGGTTCCCGATTGTTCGTCGCGCGGAAGAGGGCCAGTTTTGACCGCAGGGCCACCTGCATGTTGTCGCCCTGCGTCGAAGGCGCGAGCGCCAATGGCTGCCCCTTGTCGTTCGTCACGACAGAGGTCTCCGCCATGTCCATTAACTTCCGCACGGGGATGATCTCCGCGATCCCGTCCCCATTCGCGTCGAACTTGATCGACCCGTCCGCCAACGCTTGCGGGTTGTCCTTCAGCAGTTGCGCGTTGACCGGGTTCTTGAGCAGGTTGGCGAGGGCTTCCTGGGCTTTCCCTTTCTGACTCGGCGCAATGTACGGCACGGCCTGCCGCAGCCAGTTCCCGTCAATCCGATACCCCGATCCGCGGAGCAGATTGGCATACCCTTCGATCCGCTGATCGTAGGTGGCCTTATCAGGAAGCTTCTTCACGTCCGCCTGAATGGACATCAATGCGCCTTGCAGGTTCTTTTCCCGCTGTTGCTGGGCCGCCGCCGCGATCTGTGATTCCCGATCCGCGAGTGCCTGCTGCCGGAGTGACTCCTGCTGCTGCTGCTGATACTGGACCTGTTGATCCTTGAACTGCTGCCGCCGATCGGCTTCGTTGGCATCCTGTCCCGCACTCACGCCCGCCGCCACACCCGCCCCACCATGGCGAGGCCCGAGCCCAGCCGCGAGACCCAAGAGGGCCATGGAAATGATCTTCTGGATGTCTCCCGGCGCTTGGGGTGCCTGTGGAACCGGCGGGAGCGTCGGCCGCGCCATCGGTGCCGGTCCCCCCATGGGCGGCAGTGCGCCTTGGAGTAGGGCGGGAGGCACACCGAGGTTTGGCGCGGACAACGGATCCAGTCCCGGCGCGGGGGTCAACTGGACCCCGTTCTGCGGATCGGTCGTTTCGTCAAACAGTCCCATGGGTTACAGTCCGAATTGTTTCGCCAACGCTGCGAAGAGCTGCTGATAGAACTGACTGTCCTGCGTGTTCTGCGTGATCCCCTGTTGCTGGAATTGCGAGAGCGACGGGAGCAACTGCGCGGGGTTCACGTTGTTTCCGTTGAGCAAGGTGATCGCCTGCTGCAATCGCTGTTGCGCCAGATCGGGAATCTGCCGCCCGTAACTCACGGCCTGATTCGCGCGCTGATCCTGTAGGCTGTTCATCCCGTTCACGAGCGATGCCGCCGCCGAGCCGACATCCACCGCCTGCGCCTGGTTCTGCCGCCCTAACGTGATCTCGTTGTTCGCAATCTGCCCCTGAGTCTGCGCGCGCAACGTGTCGTACTTCTGGTTGATGTCCCGTTCCGCTTGGAGATACGGCCCCGATCCCGGCGTGATCCCGCGTGATGCCATGACGTTGGCGACGTTCTTAAGTTCCGCCTGTCGCTGCCGTTCCATCGGATCGAGTTGCTGTGTGGCAATCACGCCCCGCTGTGCGTCGGTGTAGGTCGGCTGCTGTAACTGCTGAAAGTACTGATTCATGTATTGCAACAGGGAATCCATCTGGGGATTCGCCTGCGGCGTCAACAAGGACTGCATCCGCGAGTTCAACAGATCGACGTAGTTCTTCGTCGCCGGATCGCTGAATGGGTTCGTGGAGCTATACGCGCCACCACCTGATGCGCCATAGCCTCCGGTCGTCGTCGCCCCGCCTTCCCGGCCCGGATTCATGTAGAAGGCATTCGGCCCGACGCTCGCGTCTTGCCAGTACTGCGTATTCCCCGCGTTCAATCCGCCACGGGAATTGATGGCGTTGACCCAGTACTCGGGATCGTTCTTCAGTGAGGGATCAGCCCCCGGCATGGAGGCCCACTGCGCGATCTGCGCTCGGAGCGGATCCACCTGCGATTGTGTCGTGCTCGCCTGCGTCAGCCAGTCCGGGAGACCACCTTGGAACTGCTGCGTGAAGGAGTTGTCCGCGTTGTGCGTGAAGTAGGCGTTCCCGTTTTGGAAGACGGGGACGCCATCCGGGGCTGTCGCCACCCGGTTATAACTGCCAGACGGGATGTTCGTGCCGTACGACGGCTGCGTCGGGCTCTTGACGGTCGGATCCGTGATGCCCTGCCCGCCGTTGGTGACGTAATCCGGTTGGCTGTAGTTGCCGTCCCCGAGATTGATCAGTGCCATTTACTCATCCCACCAGTTGGTCCCGGTCGTCGTTTGCGGATCGCCTGAGTTCTGTGGCGTCCCGCCTTGGTTCGCCAGCCAGTCGTAGAACGCCTGCATCCCCGGTCCGACACCGCTTCCACCGCTCGGATCCGTGGGTGTCGCCCCGCCGCCACTCGCACCCCAATACACGCCCGGATCACTCGGCAGGAAGGGATTCCCGCTCCCTGAACCGCTGCCACCCGCCCAACCCGTGAACCCGTTCTGGCCCGGATTGCCGCTCGGCAGACCGCCTCCCGCATTCGGTTGGTTCCCTTGGATGCCGGGAATCTGCCCGCCGAACTTGTTTTTGATCGCCTGGAAGATTTTCCCGAGGTCAAACGAACTGCCGTTGTTCCCAAGAGCCGCCGCGCCGAGTGCGCCAGCCCCCGCCCCGAGGGCGGCTGCAGTGCCGGCCCCCATCCCCCCGCCACCGCCCGATCCGTTCGTCGGCGGCTGCACCGTGTTTGCCAATGTGCCGGACAGGTTCGTCCCGTTCTTGGCGAAGTCCGGCAACATCGCATACGCGCCCTGTGTCGTCGCCTGGAACAACGGATTCTGATACGCCTGCCGTGCCACGCTCTGATCGAGCAACTGCGACACCTGCGGCGGGACCGCCTGCGTCAGCGGATTCCCCTGACTGTTCGCAATGGCGCGTCCCCCGAGGGCTCCGCCGAGTGTCGCCAGCGCCGCGGCGAGCTGCTTACCGAAGTCATTGGAGGGCTGCTGCGGCCCCTGATCACCGGCTGATGGATCAAACGCCATGCATCGCCTCCTGCATCCGGGCCAGAATCTCGTGGGTGTCCGCCGAGGTCGCGTCGAGTCGATAGAGCTCGTCTTGTGCCCGTCGCACCGTCATCCGCTCGCGCGTTCCGGTTTTCGGGTCTTCCATCGTGATCCACGGGGACCAGACCGCTTTGCGTTTCAACCCGTCCACGATCCGTGCCCGCTTGATGTCCAGCTTGTGCAGATCCCACCTGTGCGTCTCGGTATACGAGGCCGGACGTGGTTCGAACGCATACTGGAACTTGCTCTGAAGCACCGGGGCGGCTTCCGGGAGCACGAGGATCCCGTCCGAGGTCTCATACCGCCGCATCCCGTCTTTGACCGTCATCTTGCGCTTGCCACGTCCCAAGAGCGCCCCGCAGAGCATCTCGAAGTTCGGCCGCTGTTCGACGTATTCGTGTTCCGTCGCCAGATGGATCCCGTAGATGTGCAGTTCCTTGACGCCTTCCATTAAGGCTTGCCCCATCATCCAGCCGGGAGACGAGGTGAAGTAGGTGCCGAAGTGCTCCTCAATCGCGGCCTTGGGAAACGGCTTCGCATGGAGCCACGTCGCGGCGTCCGGATGTTGCGTGCGAAACTCCGGATGCAGCCACACCGGGATCTGCTGCTGGCTCAACCACTCAATGTGATCCTTCGGGCGGCAGTAATGGCCCGGCGGGATCTGGTGGGCGTAGACCTGTCCGCCATCCGGGTAATAAAACTTGTTCAGCGGGTGGAGGTCATACCACGCATCCGCACGGACGAAGCCTTTCATCCGGTAGGCGTCGTTCAAGGACCACACCTTGAGGTCGGTGTCTGTCCACGGCGTGCGCGCCCAGGTTTGTGCCGTGCCGACGATGGCGATCCGTTCTGTGCTCATTCTAAGAAGGCGATGAACGCCGCTCCTGTGCTGCTGCTTTTTAAATAGACGCGCTTACTATCCGAGACCCGCGAGACCGTCAACGGCACCAACTGCCCGCCCGCCGCATCTAACTGCACCACGGGAATTAGTTTCGACGGCGCGTGATCCATCCCGTGCAAGATCGAAAACTCCGTGTTCGCCGTCGCGTGCGTCGTCCCAGTCACCCGATACCACGAAAAGTTCTCGGCTTTCGTGTTGTCGCCCAGGGCCAGTTCTCGCGTCACATACTCAAACGCGCTTTTAATCGGCACGCGAATCGTCGCGTCGAGCGCGTTGAGAATGGTGTCTAGATAGCCGAGTGCTGCCACTTACTGTCCTGCGATCTTGTAGACGTTCCAGCGGTATTGCATCGTGCCGCCCGCCGTGACCCCGCCGTGTCGCAACGCGAGACTCCATGAACCCGTCCACGCCGTGGCGACGCCAGCGAAGGTGCTGTTGCCCCGGTCGTTGGCGCCTTCGTAGGCGTTGACCACCGACCAGACCGTCGTCGAGGTGCCTTGCGACTGAAACAGCGTCACCGATCCAACCGTCGCGGTATTCGCGGTCATCGCGCCAATCACCGCGAGGTTCACGCCATCGGTCTGGTTGCGGATCGAGACTGAGCCGACCGCCTGTGAGGACGCGAAGTTCGCGATCGTGATGTGCAGTTGGTCCTTCGCCGTCAGTCCGGAGATCGTGACTGAGGACACATCCGTCGCCCCTGCGGCTGCGTCCGTGCCGCTATTGGACGCGATCAACGTCATCACGTAGGGAGACGCGCCCCACTCCAGACGGTTTGTCGCGCCCGTGCTGAAACAGATCAGCGCCGACCCCGGCACCGGTCCCGACGACGGGAACACATACGGCACGGTGCCGATGGTGATCGTGCTCCCCATCGTCGAGTTGCCGACGACACTGAGACCCGCGGCGGCTGACACATGCGAGGAGGCGATCGGCGCGGTTCCTGTCAGATACCCCGCCTCAATGGCCGCGACTTCGTCTTGCAGATCGTTGACGTGCGCGGGCTGGATCACGTCCCCGGCGTTGCGGCTGATGAACGTCTTGACGGCGGTTGGGAAACTGGCGGGCATTATTCGTTCATCCCGCGCGACCGCGCTTCAGGCACGAGCCCAATGTGGTACGAAAACATTTTGAACGCCTCTTGTCCGGTATAGAGCAGATTGAGCACGAAGGTCCGTCCGTCCGCACTCAAGGGCAGGTTCTTCACCCACTGCCGCCGACCGGCTCCGGCATACCGATCCGTGCCGTAGACCGACGTACCGTAGGTCGCGAGTCCTGATCCGATGTTGAGCGCCTGAATGCCCTGTGAGACCCCATCGATATAGGGTTCAATCGACGCCGCTCCGGAGTGCGGCTCATATTCCCCGCGCACATCCGGCCAGCGTCCACGATAGGCTCCGAGGGTCAGGCCCGGTCCTTCATACTGCGCGGTCATGTTGGAGCTATTGGCACTGGTGCCCACGGCTTCTTCAAACACGAGGGCGGCGGTGCTGTTCCACGAGAACAACCGGCCCCGGTTCCCCGCCTGTGACTCGGGCCCATCCCACTGAATGAACCCACCGATCGCGCGGTCTGTCGCCGTCCAAGCGGTGTTCCCGTTGATCCGCGTGCGGTTCAGGTCCAGCACCCATTCGCCTTCAACACCCGAGGGATACCGGCGCGGCACCGCCACCCGAAGTTCTTTCCGCAACTGATGGGAGACACACGCGATCCGCGCGAGGTCCACGGCCGACGCTTGCACGAGGTCGCGCCATGCCGGATCGATGTCAAAGGACAACAGTTTGTCCGCCGTCCCGTCGAAGATGTAGACCCCTGATGCCGAGGCATGCACCACGCCGTTTTCAATCACCGCCACGGCTCGAGGACCGAACGCCCCGTCGAGGCTCCCGATGGTCGGACGGACTTCAAAGTCCAGCGAGGACCGGCCAATCACGACGAATACCTTCGTGTTCCCGAAAATCAGGAGCGCATCCCCGAGCGGGACGAGGGCCTGGATCGAATCGCCGCGTTCGAACGGGATGTCGATGTAGAACAGCGCGGGCCAGCTTTGCGGCTGAAACAACTGCGTAAAGTGCAGCCGATTCGTCCGCGTGGCACTCCGAGCCCACCACCGATTCTTCCAGACCACCGCGAAACTTAGGACCGGCGGGACGTCGTGATCGTTCGGTTCTTCATCCGCCGTTGTCCAGACCGATGAGGTGATCGTGACCGTGGAATGCGCCCCAACCTGCATCGCAAACGAGGACGCCTTCCGCCTCACGCTTTCGTTCTGCGTCTTGTTCCGCGCGTAGACGACAATCGCATCGATCTGCGGATCGGTGCTGTTCGGGATCTGGAGCTCGATCGAGCCATTCGCCGTCGATTGCAGACTGAGCGTGGACAGCGCCGTCGAGCCGTTCGATTCCACTGCCAGATCGCGATCTTTGTAGGTATAGCCGAACTCAAATTCAGACGTGCTCAGCGCCCCGCCCGCTTTCGAGGAGGCCGACGAATTGATCACGCCCGGCGCAATCCCCATCCGCGTCCAGCTCGAACCGTTGGTGGACTTCCACGGCGTCGTGGAGCCGTCCATCACCGCGACCAGATCCCGATCGGCAGGAAAGAACAGCTCGTTGATGTTGGACAGGCCGGTCAGTCCCGCTCCGGACCAGACCCCGGCATCACTCAGGTTGTAGACCGAGCCATTCCACCCGATCAGGGTGAACATGGTGGAGACCGGCGACGGGATCGCCGTGTTCAGATAGACCCGTGCGCCGCCCTGAATCCGAGAGGCCCCGAGCGACGTCGTGGAAAATTGGTCATAGCCGGGACGGACCTTCAGGCATCCCGGTTCCTCCAGGCTGAAATTGACCAGCGTGCGCGCCCGGTTCGACGGCAACAAGGTTGGCGACGTGCGGAGATCGACCCCACCGGAGGGATCCTCCACCGGTAAGAGTTGATAGGCCCGCTTTTGTGTCCCGCGGGTGGTTTTCGCCTGTGACGCCATCAGAGATAGCGGGTATTCGGGCCTCGCGGCTCAGGAGCTGTGGTGTTCGCAAGTGGCTGATCCTGCAACGTGATCGGCTTCTCGTTCTTCCCTGCGACGAAATTCGGCAGCGGGACTCCTCCGGGATCCGCCGGCAGCGGGCTTCCCGTGCCAGACTGGTTGTCCAGAGGAGCACCCGATCCACTCGTCGGCTGCTGCGGCATCTGTGAGCCCTGCGAAATCCCGAGGGCTTGCGCGAGCGCGGCAAAGGGATCCTGACCGGACTGACCGCCCATCGGAGACGGCGCGGTCGGCCCCTGACTCATCCCAGCCGGTGAACCAAAGAGCATCCGGCGCAACTGCTCGAGCACCGCCGCGCTGTTCGGATCGCCCAACCCGGAGCCGCCGGCACTCGTCAGCAAGGGCTGTGCGGTAAAGGCTGAGGCTCCCGCAACACGCGGGATCCGGAGGCTCAACGTCTGGATCGCCTGCTGAATGGGCGACGGACGGGATCCGGGCGCCTGCGGTTGACCGTTCGGGCCATTCTGCCCAGTCGGAGAAAACGAGACGCCAAAGGGATCGGCCATTACTGCTCCTTGGGAATCGCGATGGGGATCCCCTCTAACACTTTCGATTCAGCGGACGGGCCGCTGCATAAACCCGAGAACCTCGGCGCAGGGGCCGTCGTTCGACTGATGCGCCGCTCCCCACAGGCCGGACAGACCGGCGGGGAGGACACGCCCGGATCGAGTTTGAAGCCATGCCCGCAGGCAAAACGCACGTTGATCATGTGCGGGGATCCGAGACACGGCTTTGCGTCTTGAAATAGTTCCGCGCCATCG